TCCTTTAGGCATTTTATTTTCCTTTGGGCTTAGACTTTGGCTTTTTCTTTTTACCTTTTCCGTAGCTATACATTAGCCTTCTCCTTTGCTCGTTTTGACAAGTCTTTGTAGTGGTACAGTTTTACAGATGTCTTGCCGTGGGTTTTACCAGAATGTAAAGAACCATCTGGCATTTTGTGAGTCCCGCCTGTGTGTAACGTTCCATCACGTTTATAGTGTTTCATGTTTTTAGCCATATTAACCTACCGTATATACCCTAAGTTTTTAAACTTTCTTTCATGTGTGCTTGCCTTTTGCAAGCGTGGCACTCACCGCAGGTTAGAAAACCTCCACCAACCTCAGTAGGTTTACGACACGACCAGTACATTTCCCTAAGCGGTTCTGGCATACTCATGTAGATGCCTTTACTGCGCTCAACGGGTATGCTTGTCATGTTATCAAATGGCGTAGCCCACACAGGTCTAAAGCGTTTTCCGGTAGACATCGCTGACAGAATCCCGTAAGCTTCTGCTGACTCTACCTTGCTCATGTTGTAATCACCAGTATAGACTGCCGCCGATGAACGTCCTTCTCCTGCTGCTACACGTGACGCTTGAAAAAGATACAGAGCCATGTCCCGTCCTCCGCAGCCTTTAGCCATGTACGAGTACACTGACGAAGAAAACTCAAAGGGTCTTTGATTATCCTTCATGTACTGTATCGTGTTCAAGATTGCATGTGCTTCAGCTTTGTAACGTCCTTCTTTGTTGTGTAGGTGTATTGAGTGTACGTGTACATCGTGTTCCGTGTGCTCTAACAAATTCCAAAGTAAACTTACGCTGTCCATACCACCTGAGTACATTAAAACAACTTTCTCGCTTGCGTTACCCTTAAGTCCGTTTTGCTTTAGACAGTACCCTATGGCTTCCTTAACCTTGGTTTCGTAGCTCATTAATCACCATTTAGATTTGTTTGACCAGTATGCCGCAGACATTTTGCCTTTGGCTATGTTTTTACCATGACGCGCTTTAAAAGATTTGCGCCTTGCTTTCTCTTTAGCAGTGGTAGGATTTTTACCTGCACCGCTAACACCTTGCTGTCCATAGCGTATCGTTTTAACTTTGTCGCCTTCCTTGGCTACAACTACGTGCGACTTTTTTGGGTGGTTAGGCGTTCTCTTCGGTTTGTTGAACCCGCTTACCCCTGCTCTTGCTAGTCGCGGGTCTTTTTCCTTGCTCATTCAAAGACTCCTTCTGGAATGTTTCTAGGGCCGCTACCTTCTCTTCTAGGTTCGACAGGCGGTTGAACTGGCCTTTGAACGCTTCGTTCACTTGTGCGATTAGGTTCTTGAGGTCTTGCTGGGTCATTAACATTTATCTTAGCCTCTACTTCTTTGTCTTTAGTGATTGCTTGTGCGACCTTTAGGCGACGCTCAAACTCTTTGTCGTCTTGATCTCCCGCTTGGAGGTTACGTGTAATAGCCTCAATGCGTTTGATCTCAACCTCTTGTGGCTCAAGCTGCGCTTCGACAGAGTACTTCTGTGCTCGTGCCTGAGACTCTTGTGCCTGTGCTG